ATCACAACACAGATTAGCTCGCAACAGTTCGGACGCGATTGGCGCATCACGAACAAGGGGCTGTTACTTCTCAACGAGGAAAACTGACAATGGTTGAAATGCAAGATTTTATCGTTCTGACGCTGGCACAGGTCCGCGAGCTGCTGGCCGATGTGGAGGCGAAAGCCGATGAGGCCTATGACGCCGGTTTCGAACACGGCCACCGGCAGGGCTACGACGAGGGCTTCAACGATGGCGTAGCTGATGGCTACGACGATGGCTTTGATGATGGCGCGGCTTACGAGCGCGAGGAGCTTGCCTTTCGCACCGCTGAGAAGGCCGCATACGAAGAGGCCCACCGTGGGGGCGGGTGGTCCGACTGATGGACGAGATGCACGAGTACAACGGGGACTTCACGTTCTCCGTCACTGAGGGGGAGCGCGGGGCTGTCCTGCGCTTCCTCCGTGGTGAGGAGGTGGTCACTGAAATCCATCTGAGCCGAACCGGAGCCGAGAGGCTGGGGCTGGCTCTGCTTAGGAGGACGTAATGAACTTAGCTGAAATCGTGATGCTGTCGCTCTTCGTCGTGGGGGCTTGGATCGCCGCGAATGCGCTTGATCACATCGCTGACGAACTGACGCAGATCAGGAAGCTGTTGGCAGACGAGGAAGAATGACCAAACTACTTATCGACGGAGACGAGTACCTATTCGTGGCCTGCGTACTCGCTGAAACTGACATTCGATGGGACGAACAGAACCACGTCCTGCAGGCTAACGAGAACGAGGCGTGGAAGACCTTCGTGAAGTCTGTCGAGCGGGTAGCTAACAAGTTCGACGTAGACCCGGTGAAGGACGTTGTTATGTGCTTCTCGGGAACCTACGACACACCGAACTTCCGGCTAGCTATCGACCCCAACTACAAGGCCAGCCGCCAAGAGAAGCGCAAGCCCCTCTGCTACGCCGATCTGCGCGAGACTGTAAACGAACTCTACACTACCCAGACCTTCCCGGGGCTGGAAGCAGATGACGTGATGGGCATCATGGCTACTCAGCCTAAGTCCGACTTCATCATCTGTAGCCAAGACAAGGACATGAAGACGCTCCCGGCCAAAATCTGGAACGGTGACGTTTTTCTGCACAACACGGCAGCCAATGCCGACTACTGGCACATGTTCCAGACGCTCACCGGGGACACGGTGGACGGCTTCAAGGGCTGCCCAGGTATGGGGCCGGTTGGTGCAGCTAAGATACTCGACAAAATCCATCCTGAAAACTGGGAGTGGGCCGTGTGGCCTCTGGTTGTTGAGGCCTACGCGAAGAAAGGCCTGACCGAGGAAGACGCACTCCGCAACGCCCGCTTGGCCCGCATTCTCCGCTGGGGCGATTGGGACCGAAAGAACAAACAACCTATTTTATGGAGCCCGAAGTGACACTTTATCTTGACCTCGATGGGGTCTTAGCTGACTTCGACAAGGCAGCTGGGAACGCACTGGGGACCGACAACATCTACAAATACGAGTTCGTTTGGGGCCAAGCTAAGTTCTGGGAGAAGCTCAGTATTGACGAGGAGTTCTTCGCCTCGTTGGAGCCGACGCCCGACGCATGGGATTTGATTTCTGCCGTGGGGCACCTAGACCCGATCATCCTGACCGCGCTGCCTTTCACCAACGCTGAGGCGGTGGACAAGCAGAAGCGCCAATGGGTGGAGTATCAGCTAGGTCAGAACTACGAAGTCATCACCTGCCAGACCAAAGACAAACCCAACTACTGCAAGCCGGGTGACATCCTGATTGACGACCGCGCGATCAACCGTGACCGCTGGATCGAGAAGGGCGGCACCTACATCATTCACACGGACGCCGAGCGGACCATTGGGACGCTGAAGGCATTGGGGATTATTGACTGATGACAATGGGACTTCCTACAGACCGCGATGGCTACGACCTGCGCTTCCCGCCCGTGGTGAGCACCTTCGACAACCCGCCCGATCCGCGCGCCTTCACGCCGCTGGGACTGGGCACACAAGCTATGACGCGCACGTTCTCCACCGGGGCAACCCGGGACACCGACGAGGGCAAGCTGGACTTCGAAGGCTTCCTCTCGCCGCTCGTGTTGCGGGCCTTTGCCGAGTACATGCACGAGAAGCGCAAGATGCCCGATGGCTCCATGCGGGCCAGCGACAACTGGCAGCTGGGTATCCCGGTTGACCAGTACATGAAGTCCGCGTTCCGGCACTTCTTCGATACGTGGTCGCACCACAGGGCCATGAGGACGGACCCGGGCGCGGACCACATGGACGAGATGGTAACCGAGCTGCTCGCTCTGTTCTTCAATGTGCAGGGCATGTTGCACGAAATCCTGAAGAAGCGGCAGGAGCCGAAGGACATGATGTGGGAAATCGTTCATGGAGCTAAGCGCGGTGGCTGATCCGCTGTGGGTTAACGAGAACGCACGCAACACCGACAATAGCGAGCTGTTCAAGTCGATCATTCGCGAGGCCTATGACCCCATCGAGTGGGTGGGGGTCGAACACCACATGATGTTTCAGCGGCGCGGGGAGCCTGCGCCAGACGCGATCCCGAGTGCTGATAGTCTGATCTTCAGCCACTACATCGCCCAGAAGATTTGGGGGGCCGCCTACAAGGATGTGCTCACCAAACTGGCGCTTGAGCCGGTGGAGACGAGGGACGCGCTTCTGCACAAACTGTACAACGAGAGGAACGTATGAGCGAACACCAAGGACTACCTGTAGCTGGCTATCGGCCGCAGTCGGACGAGCGTGTCGCGCTGGTCAACGCCAACAAGATTGTCGAAGAGACCATCCTGCGTCTCCTAGACGAGCTGAAGAAAAAGGACGTTGACCAACGCTGGCTGGCTATCGGCCGCACGCACATCGAGCAGGCCTACATGGCCATCAATCGCGCCATCTTCCAACCGTCTCGGGTGAAGCTCGATGGCGATCAAGATTGACCAAGACAAGAACGGCACTAACTACACCATCCCAGCAACAAAGACCGTCAAGACACCCGGGGGCACCACGCTCCCGGGGAAGCCTGAGCTGAACGTGTGGTGGGCTCGTCGCTTCAAGACGCGTGCCGAAGAAACCCTGATCATCAAACAAGAGAACCAATCGGAGCGTGCGGACGTGATCGAGCTAACGCTTGCTCAGGTCTACGACATGATTTGGGCGCTCAACAAAGCAGTGGAGAGGATGTGAATGAGCAACATACCGGAAGCCCGACGCATCCTTGAGGAGGCACGGGATCACTACGCTTACGACAGCGGTCAGTTGTACGGAGCTATCGTCCAAGCGCTGGAGCTGATGAAGCGCAAGAGCCCCACGTTCGTCGCCCCGCGCACGATAGCCCCGCTGAGTGAGGTTGATAAGGAATGGGCACGTCTTCTGCGCAAGCAGGGTCTGCCGATGAACGAAATCGCCCGCAAGCTGGGCACTAATCTCGGACGTATCTCGGAGGCCTGCGCATGAGCCCCGAGCAACTACTCTTCGCGAGCATGTGCATCATCGCGGCCATGGCCATCGCTCTATTAGCTACGATTGGAGAGGACGATGAGGATAACACAATCTGAAGCCATCGAGCGCATTGAAGGCGTGCTGGAGGCGGCAGGCATCACAGTGAGCATAGGCACCTGCGGATGCGACACCGGTTTTGAAGCCGAGTTTCCTGACGGAGCTTGGGCCAAGACGCTATGCGAGGCCTTCGAAATCGAGTGCGACGGTCTAGAACATCAAAGAGGATAAATGACCCCCGAAGTGGAAGCTTTACTGAAGACCTTGCCGCGCAAGATCAAGGTTGGAGCCTACGACTGGCGCGTCGTCATCGAGCCAGACGAACACGATGAACTCTGCGGCCAAGCGCAGTTTGAGTTCAAGAAGCTCTTTATCTGGCCGAAGAACCTGACCGGTCCTGACCATGCTGTCGGTATCGTCCTCCACGAGCTTCTGCACATCATCTACGACGACAGAAGCATTGTTGAGGTTATCGCCAGCGGCGACGACCACGACGATATCGAAGAGAACATCGTCATGCGGCACGAGCAGGGCCTGATCGCGCTATTCCGCGACAACCCCAAGCTACTCAACTGGATCAAGCGAGGACTGAAGAATGGTACGACAGCTAACTAAAGAACAGGAAGAGTGGGTTGCGCATGTGAACTCGGAAGAGTTTCGCGAACAGGCCCGCAAGAACGAAGAGGCCAATGAGGCCGCTAGGGCTGCAGCTAAGGCTGAGTACGAGAGGAAGTGGGCGGAATACCGGGCCAAGCAAGAGGAGCAGGCGCGCAAGGACGCGGAGGCCATTCGGCCCCTCAGGGCAGCACTGAAGGCAGCCGGTATCAAGTTGGAGTTCGACGGCTACTACGATGGCGCGTGGATGCGCTACCAGATTGGTGACGGCCCTGTAGTTGAAGTGGAAGAGGGCCTCTCCGCATTCGAGGAGGACTGAATGTACCTGATCATTGATGACTACGAAGGGGAGTGCATAGGGTCCTGCGAGACGCTTGAGGATGCACAGGCTCGCGTGAAGAAGGAGGCCACCGGAAGCAGGGCAGGCCACACCTTCTACGTCGCCCTCGTGGTAGCTGAGAGCCGCCAAATCCGTGAATGGCTGGAGCGGGGCTGATGCGAGAAGATGAGCCCGAATGCACATGCGATGAGGGCTGCGGAGAACACCCGTGCCCTTACCAGTGCGACATTAACGGCAACGACGAGAGCTACTGCTCGTGTTGCGAGTTCTGTGAACGTCAGTGCGCAATGGACATCTGATGCTAGACCTACCTGTTGACTGGAATGATCCAGTCCCCTCACGCTCCATTCGAGCGCCCTACCACATCCAGCGGACCCCACGAGGGTCCGTTGTCATTTGTGCGGCCCACGTAGTCACCAATGAGGTGAAGGACGAGGAGGCCCGCGCGCTAGCTATAGCCCTCAATCGCGAATACCAACAAAGGATGCGCGCATAATGGACGAGTTAACCAAAGAACTCCTGAAATTCCTTGGCTGCACCCTCGCTGGCCTCGCGGGCTTGATGGCAGTGGGCGTCTACTTCGCCAACTGGGCCAACGAAGTCCAGTGCCGCAACACCGCTGAAAAGATGGGCTTGGCCTATCACTACAGCATGAGCACGCCCTGCATGGTCGATTGGCACGGCCAATGGCTGCCGCTGAAATCCATCTACAAGGTGAACTGATGAAACGTATTATATTAGCTACCATTCTCACCATCGGCGGCCTCATGCTGGCAGGCTGTGACGACGCCAAGGTGGCATCGGCCAACCTGTCGAAGGCTGCCGACAACTTCGAAATCAACCGCCGCATCGTGTTCTACAACGGGATCACGAACGACTACCTGTTGGAGATTGTCGGCCTGTGTTCTCAGGAGCCGTCCGACAAGAAGCTGGCTGTGATCTGCAAGGTCGGCCCCGGCACCTACAAGAAGCACTTTCTCGGACTGTCCGATAACGTCACGTACTTCTCGGAGCAAATGGAGCCCGCGCAGGCGAGCGTCTACATGTACCGCGTGACGTTCAAGCCTTCTGTAATCCTGCCCTCTATCGACGTGCGCTAATGGCCTTCATCACCGTACTGGCGACCCTGTGCCACCTAACGGCGGCCGGGGTTGAGGGCTGCGTGGAGGAAATCGTCACGGACAACACTCTGGACGAAACCGTCACCATGCAGTCCTGCCTGATGGGGCAGGCATACATCGCGAAGTGGATGGGGGAGCACCCCAAGTACCACGTCAATTGGCGGCTAGCTAAATGGGGCTGCCGCATCGGCAACAAACCGTCACCCGACACCGGAGGGAAAGCTTAATGCTTAGACCGCAAACACTCTACCTCGTGGGCACCGCGTTGCTCACGGCAGCGGCTGCAATCAACGACGGAACCGTGGCGGCCTTGGTCACCGCAGGTGTCGGGATCATGGTCTACGCGTTCTTCGTAGCCATCGCGAGCGCCGAATGATGCCGACAATCGAACAACTAGAGTGGGGCGCAGAGTTCTGGGCCGCGCTGCCTTACTTCTACACAGTTAAGCTGTGGCAGGCCCACACCGAATTTATGGAGGACTTACTGAATGTCATATCGGGAGCATAGCCCCTACCACGAACGCCGCCTTGAACAGCAGACGCTGGACGCGCTCCTGCGCATTGAGGAGACGCTTGAGAAGCTCCGCGTTGACTTCCTGCGCACTAGGCGGGAGCAGCTGGTGGAGGAGCCCAAGCCCGCCGTAGAGCGGGAGGACGTGTTCGACCCCGATGGCCACAAGGTCGGCTCGGTGGCGAAGAGCAAGGGCAAGCGTAAGTGAGGATGAAGGGAGTTGACCTGACTGAGCTGATCGAGGCGCTCGCTGAAGTGATCGACCAGTACATGAAGGACAATCCCGACTTCTCGGCGGACGAGGCGGCTGCGGCTGTCTCGTTCGTCCACGGAGCCATCTTCCGCGTAGCTAGCGAGATACCAGCTAACAAATTGCACTGAGGACAACATGGGCTACTACTACAACCTCGACTGGCGTAACAACATTGAGTTTGAAGACCTGAAGGGCCGCACCATCAAGGCTATCGAGCGTGGTGACGACGAGCTGAAGTTCGCTATGGACAATGGCGACGTGTTCATCATGCACCACTCGCAGTCTTGTTGCGAACACGTCTACATCGAGGACATCTGCGGTGACCTTGAGGACCTGATCGACACGCCGATCCTCGTGGCCGAAGAGCGCACGCAGGATGACCCGGAGGCCTCTGAATACGAAGATGCCATGTGGACGTTCTACGAACTCCGCACCATCAAGGGCTCCGTGACCATCCGGTGGCACGGTAGCTCCAATGGCTACTACAGCATCAGCGTTGACTTCGATAAGCTGATGGCACCCGAGGCGGTGGAGTATTGAGGCGCTGGCTGTACCGGTGGGACAACGGCTGTTGGGCCCACACCCTCGTGCAGTATGCTCTCATCGAGAAGCACTGGGGCAAGGACTGGCGAAGCAGAGTTAAACGACGATAGAAAAAAAACCCCCAAGGAAATCCCAGTTAAGGGACCCTTGGGGGAATTTTTTAGATCAGTCCAGCGGCACGCAGCGCGTTGTACTCTTCAACGGTCTGCGGGGCGGGCGTTAGTCCCACAGCCACCGGAGAAACCGGTACAATTTCGACCGGCGCGGGGGCTGCGGGCGGAATAGGAGAGACGAGGGCGTCACTCAGGGCAGTAGCTACCGCCGTGACACCAACCGCCTCTGCGGTCGTGAAGGGCTTTACGCTGCCGAGGGCGGCTTCGAGGGCAGCAACGATGCTGTCCAGCTCAACCTGGGCCTTGTCTTCAACAGCCTTGGCGTCTTTAGCCAGAGCCGAGAGGTCCGCGTGAGAGGCCGCGAGGTCCGCAACGCTCTTCACCGTCGCGGTCAGTTTCGAGAAATCAAGAGCCATTCTTGTCTTTGTTCCATTCGTGTTTGATTTTGTAGTACATCTGTACGAGTAGCCATGCGGCACCGAGGCCCGGGACTACCCACTGAACGAAGATGTCGTGAGCGCTCATGGCCCACAGGGGTACCGTGAGCGACACCGTGGCTACGCCATCCGTTGCCCGATCCATCATTACGCGCGCTTCGCCCATGCTTGGGCCACTCCTGCTACGAGAGAAGAAGCACCCGCGATCCCGAACATCCAATTGGTGATCTGGTGGGCGAAGGCGATAGCGTCGGCCGGGGCTTCCAGCACCGCACGCTTAGCTGGGATGCCGGTAAGGGCCTCCCATGCAAACGGGAACGTGGAGACCGTAAGGATCGTCCCGTAGTAGAGCATCACAGGGAACACGCCGATGCCCCACGCGACCCAGAAGACCGGGTGGCTCATGGCCACCTGAAGCACTGAGGCTGCCGCCTGAAGCCGCGAGACTTCTGACTGCACCACTGCGATACCAACATCCTTGGCGTTGCCGTTCTGAATTACAGCGGCATCCTGCTTCTTCTGCAGGTACGAGAGCAGTCCGTTGAGGAAGCCCGGGATGCTGGTGAGGAGACCGAATAGCCAGCTCATTCCTTGGGCTCCTCTTGCGCTTTGTATGCAGAGAGGATCACCGCGAGGGCGCGAAAGACCACCTTAGCTAAGCCAGCCGTAGCTAGGATTGCGGGGCTATACTTGCCGACGAGGGGGACAGCGGACAAGTCCACGGCCCCGAGCTGGTCGCAAGCCTCAGCAAGCCCGCTGAAGATTACGAGGAGGACGCCCGCCTGCACAAGGCGAGAGCTTTTGAGGGCGTCCCAGATTACATGGAGGTGCATTTAGGTTTCCACCTTGTCGCAGTGGCCCTTGTCGAACCAATCGAGGACCCTGCAGAGCACGCAGCCCCACAGCTCCCCGTTCTGGTACGCCTTCTTGGCGCGCAGGGAGATGGTCTCGTCCGGGTTACCGGCAAGTAGGGTGTTAGCTAGCTGGTCGAGGCCAATAAGAATGTTGAGCAGATAATCTTTCATCGCTTGAATAGTCCCACGATGAAATTGATGAGAGCGCTTAGCCAACCTGGGGCCGCAGGGGCTGGGGCAGGCATAGTAGGCGCGGGTGTGGGTGTAGGCTTAGCTGGCACCGGGGGCGCGAAGTATTTCGCTACGTCTAGCTGATAGCCCTTGCTGTACACCGGCTTGTGGCTGGCGCTCACCGGGAAGACGAGGACCTTGCCGTTGGACGAGTAGACGCCCGTCTTGAAGAGCTTCTGCTCCTTGTCGCGGCGCGCCGTAATCTCCACCGGCTTATGGTATAGGCTAAACGCCTCGCCAATTTGCGCGTTAGAGCGGTTGCGGCAGAGGGTTTCGAGGTTCCCCGGGCCCACGTTATAGCAGAAGGAAACCAGTGCATCGAACTGCTCCTGCGTGAGGGTGCGCCCGAGCCGCTTGACCGCAGCCTCATAGGTTTTGATGCGGTCCTTAAACATAGCTATGGCTTGGTCGATGGTAATGTCCCCCATAGTCTGGGGGTCCTTGCCGTCATGCGCCGTGATGCCGACGCCAATCGTCCAGACGCCAACGCTGTCAAGGTAGGGAGACAGGCAAACGCCTTCGTGGCTCATGATTTCAATGAGCCCCTTGGTAGAGATGTTCATTAGACCTTACTTGATTTGCGCAGCCGCTTCGAATAGCTGGTCGATTTGTTCGAGGGTGAGGCCGAGGGATGTACCCATGGCGATGAGGAGGGAGTTGTTGCGCTCCCACTCGGTCGCGTATTCCCACCAAATAGCTGTGGCCCCGCCTGCGGCTTCGACGGCAGCCGTAGCTGCGTCTAGCAGACCCGCGTTCAAGAGCGCGATGCGCCCCTGCACTGGGGTGACTGATGTGACAGGGCGGGGCGGGGGCGGCACATACGGATCAGGAACGCCGCCCGCTTCTACCCAAACCAGATACTCCTTGTAGTACATGTTGAAGTCGTCTGGAGGGAACATCACGCCATCGGAGATGCGCATGATGCTGTCGTTCTCAATTAGTTTGTAGTCAGCCATTGATCAGCTTCATGTCGCGAGGGGCAGCTAGGGCGCGCTCGTTGGCCGCCACCACTTCATTGCGGAAGCTCTCGACAGCCGCGCCGGTTTGGCGTTGCATCTGAGAGTTCTCGATCATGAGGAGGGGCATGAAGGCGTCTGAGCAGTCGTACTTGTCGATCTGCTCGCCTGTGTTGGGGTTGACGCCAGCGATGCGGCACCAGAGGCGGCAGTTGTGCTTCACCACCATATCCCGGCACGTCTTCTGGAAGCCGGTGCGGTGGCAGCCGATATCTTTATCAGGCAGCATTAATTCTTACTCGCAATGATGATGTCTACGTATTGGACCGCCATAGCTATGACGTGGCTATGTGCGCCGCCGCCGCCAGTGGTCGTACCACCAGCCATGGAGCCAGACATGGAGCCGGACATGCTGCCAGACATGCTGTTGCCGCCCTGACAATAGTTGGTGTACGTGACGCCCGCGCTTGTACCCGGCCGATAGACGCCGAAGGCTGAAGACCCCCAGTTGTCGTAGCCAGCCCAAGTACCAGCAGCGATAGGCCAGTAGTAGCCTCCGTTGGCGGCCGGATAGACCGTGACCGTGCCCGAGACCGAACCCGAGACAGAGCCCGAGACCGAGCCTGACACCGACACGCTGAGGTTAGGGACGTCCGCAGCCGTCAGCGCGTAGCCATTCGTATTGCGGTCAACGAAAATCGAGGACCACGAATAGGTACCGCCCGAGCCTGCCGAGCCTGACACCACCCGCAGCGTCTTATCGTTGTGCGTGGTCTGCTTCGTCCAGCCGGTGGGAGCCGTGGTCTGTTGGAACAGCATCAGCGTCCCACTCGGGAACGCATTGGCCAGCACGAATGCTGTCGTGGCAATCTGCGTGGTGTTGGTGCCAACGGGAGCCGTAGGGGCCGTAGGGGTGCCTGTGAGCGCAGGTGAGGCCAGATCGGCCTTCGTGGCAGCAAGGGCAGCATCCTGCGCGTTTACGTAAGTGACCGAGGCGCGTGAGGTGTCCGTTGGATGCACATGGTCTTCATGGGCCCACTTGTCGCTTGTCCCGACAGTCGCTGTGCCGTCCATGATAGGCGTAGCCGTGCCCGCCTTGGCCTGAACCGCTGTAGCAGCATTCGCCGCAGATGTTGCGGCACTTGAAGCGCTGTTCGCCGCAGAGGTCGCGCTTGCGTCCGCTGCCGCCGCGTCGGCGTGTACCGCAGCAGCGAGTTCCTCAAGCTCCGCGAGGACGACGCTCTCTTCCGAGAGCCATTCGTAAATCCCGCCATTCTGGTAGAACGAGCTAGGGGCAGGCGTGTTTCCCAGCACCGGGTTGGTGTTGGTGTCGTTCTGTGGGGGGTAGTCAGCCGCATAGTTAGCTGCGGCCCCGTAGAAGGACGCCGGGGCCTGCGAGGGACCGCTGGGGTCACTCGGGGCTGGCCCGGGAATGTAGGTGCTGTAGGCACTACCGCCTTGATAGAACGAGCTAGGGGCAGCCGTGTTGCCCTCGGCAGGATTGGTATTGCCGTCGTTCTGCGCCGGGATATCTTCAGCGTAGTTAGGAGTGTCGGAGTAGAACGAGCTTTTCGTCAATTACCAAGCTCCGTCATCTTGAGAGCGGTCGTTAGTCATGAGGAGCGCGGGGCGCACAGCGGCATCAGCCGTCAGCTCGTCGCCGTCAGCCATGTTCTGGAGGTCGCCGCCGATCTGCTTGTATCGGGCCTCGAATAGCTGGCCGCGTTCATCGTGGAAGAAGTCGCAGGCCGCAGCGAGGGCCGCATAGATCACCGCGTCCCACGCGATGCGCGAGATGGTGTTGGTGTCCGTGGGCTCAATAAGAGGCGCGAACTCGGTGTAATAGACAATCTCGATGGTAGAGCCCGCAGCGGGCGTAGGCCCGAGCACCCAGTAGCCGCCACGCCGCGCGAACACCCGGGGCACGTCAGTGTACTGGGCGCGCGTCATGGCTTCCTTTAGCTGGACGCGCTGCAGCGGGTAGTCGATGAGCCCGGAGGCGTCACTGTCTACGTTGAGGTCGATCAGCTCAAGGAGGTCCGAGGGGATCGCGAGGCCCAAGGAGGCGTCGTAGGTTTCGGGGATGGTATAGCGGACAATCTTCTCCATGAACGGTACGCGGAGTTCGCGCTGCAGACGGAGGATAGATTGGTTGATGAAGGTAGACGCTAGCGCCGGGTTGGCGTTCAGGTCCGTGCGGTTCATCAGAGCCAAGAACTGGCTCGTTAGCTGGCTGAGGTTCACGGCGCTTGCCTAGTTTACAGTGATCTGCGGGTGAGCACGAAGTCGTCCAGCCCGTGCTGTTTCAGCATGGCGACGGTCTTCTTGAAGGGCTCACGGGTTACGTCGTAGCCGAGGTGGTCCAGCATGAACTGGGCGACCTCAATCGGGATGGACGCCACAGGCATCCAATCGCCAATCTTGCCTTCGGCCGTCTCGTTCTTGATGGCCTTGTTGAGAGCGAGGTAATCGTCTGGGATTTCCTGAGTGCGGACGATGCCTGTGATGTTGCGGCCGTCCGGGTCTTCAGTGAAGTCAACGAGACCGGTGATTAGCTGGGGCTCAGGGTAGTATTCTGATTTTTCTGTCATATAAAAAAAGTGAGGGGGCCCGCCGTCGCGGGACACCCCTCGTATCCTCTAGAGAAGGAAAGTGGTTAGCTATTAGAAGGTCGGGCCTGCGAGGTTGTCGCAGACGATGGCCGACGCGCTGAAGTTCTTATGCTTCAGGCCGAACTCGCCAACGATGAGCTGACGCTCGCTGTCGCCAACCTTCGCGAGGTTCTCGCGGGTCCACGGACGGAACGTAGCCTGCGTCCACATGTCGGGATCGTACACGAGGGTGCTCTTGGCCTTCAGGAAACGGTCGATTTCTACGACCTGCTCACCGAACGGAGAGACATACAGGTTGACTGCGTTGACCAGCTTCTGCTCGCCAGAAGTGCCGCTCTGGATCGTGCGGTACTTGTTGGCCGCGAGGGCGAAGCCAGCGAGGACGAGCGAGTTCGACGGGGTGACGAGAATGCGGGTCGGATCGCCACCAGCGGTGAACGCCGACTGGATCGCGTTGGTCAGACCGGTTTCGGACAGGGCCGTAGCCGCGCCCATGAACCAGACGTTGCCAGCCTGAGCGGCGAAGGTCGAGGTGCCCGAGCCCGTGATCTGCGCATGGTACGAAGCGGTAACGCGAGCAACAGCCGCGCCGCCAGCCGCAGCCACAGCCGCAGTGCCGACGTAAGCGTTCTCAACGTCGCGCTTCAGCGCAGCCGCCGACTTCGACATCTGGTACGCGAGTTCCTTCGCGCGGCCATACGCCTGACCGGCCTGAACCGAACCGGAGATTTTCACCGCTTCAGAGAAGATGGCGGTGTAGTTGTTGCGCATAACGGTCGGCGCAACGGTGATGTCCGAGGCGTCCGCGCCTTCAACGGCCGTGGTGGCGGACACGTTGCGGAGGCTGTCCTCCTGCCACTGGAACAGCGGCTGCGTGACCTTCTCGCTGCCGATGCTGGACGAGAAAGGAGTTT